AGTCAACTGAGTTTCCGGGCTGAAGGTAAATTGCCTCGGCCATTTTTCAAGTTCCTTATGAGTGATGCGTCACTCAGCGAAGGCACGCAGGCCCATCCGCATCACGGTAAAGTTTCCGGGTGAGTTGTTCGCGGTCTTCTCCATGTGCGCCAGGAGTTTCATCGGGCCGACGGCGCCATCCAAAGCAAACGTGGAACCAGTCAGGACGTTGACGCCATCGACGTATGCCTGGATGTCCGTCCAGTCCCGAAGATCAAACTGAATCAGAACAGGAGTTCCGACCACAAATGCAACCGTCGTATCGGTCGCGGCGACTTCCGCCGTCACGTTGTCGCTTTCAATATATAGCTCAAGGTCGGCACCGTTTATGTGGACAAACAGCGAATTCACAATCGAATCCGCATCCGTTGCGTGGGTATCATCGGCCAGTCCCACGTTGAAATCGAAGGCCGCATCGTCGCCGTTTTCGTTCACGCACAGCAGGATGTCAACCATGCACGGCGTGCCTGTCACCACGCTGCGTAACGACAACGCATCGTACTTGTTGATCTGTGCTTCCAGGTCGGCAATGATCGTCACGCCTTCTGCGTGCCCGATGACCTGATGATTGATGCCGGCAACGATAACCGGCAGACTGGCGAACCCGTCACCCATCCCGATGGTGTAAGGCGGATCAGCGTTCAGCGCCACTTTAACGGTCGTTCCGGCGTAGGCCGCATCCTCTTGGACGATGCCAAGATAGAAGTCACGGTCGTTCACCTGGAGCAGGTTCGCGGTGTTCGCTGAGTGATCCCACCAGACCTTCGATCCCTTGATCATGGCCTGCGTGACGACCTTCAGCACCTTTACGATCCCGGAAACCTGGACCGCACCTTGTACCCCGGCGGCGATTGCGGTTGGCGCGAACGCCGCACGTCCGTCCGAATACTGAATCACCTGGCCCGCCGTAATTGCAAGCGTCGGCGTCCATTCGACTGACGCGCCATCATCAATATAGACTGCCTCGGCCATTGTTACGGTCCTTTATGTTTGGCTTTCACTTTCAACGGAGGTTCCTTGGCCTTCGGTGGTTCCGGCTCCGCTGGAGTCGGCGCCACCTCGGGCGGTTTCGATTCGGCAATCACCGGCTCGGCAGGGATCGCACGCACGCGATATGCTTCCAGGTCGGCGGTCGCCTTCTCGACGGTCCCCTCGTCCTCTTTCTTCACGGGTGGTTTTGGTTTCGGGGGCGTGATGTCAACCGCGAGCCCGCGAGCGATCAGTGACTTTGCCACTGGATCGCTCACGTCACGCTCGTCGCCTTCCATCAGTGGAGGCATAATGTCGCAATCACGCGTCCCGATGTTCGTCAGTATCCGCACAAGCATGGTTACGCTCCAGATCCTTGGACGCCTGCACGCGTCTCTTGCAGCGAGCAGCCGAAGTCATGGTAGCCGCGGAATTGAACGCCCAGCGTATTGAAGCTGGTGTCGGCAGTCTCGACGATCGGAGCTTCGCGACCGTTCAGGAAGGCCGTCTCGATTACCGCCAAGCGTGCCGGGTTGCACAGCAGATACCACTTCGCAACCGAGTAGCCTGTATAGGCCGCGTTCGACAAGTACGGCGAGGTGTGAACGCTGTAGTTGTTCGAAAACGTGTTGGTGTTCGGCTCGCTCGTGGAGCCACTCGTGGCCGTGCTGTTCATCGCCTGGAGGAAGATGCGATACTCAGCGGGCGGGCACAGGATGCGATCCGGCAGGATGCCCAACGGCAACCCGTTCGGCTTCGTCTGATTGAAGAAGATCAACTCGGCAGCGGTCAGCGTGGCGATCACGGTTGCCAGAGTCACCGTGCCAGTTGACACGTTCGAGTTTCCGCCGGCGAAGAACGTGGATGCACCGGCCAGGAACACGGTCCAGAACACTTCGTTGAAAGCGTCGTTGGCACCGTAGCCCAACTCACGCGGGATCGAGGTCAGCGCACCCAGGTCGTCGTTGATGATGTCGCGCCGCGTCACGGCGAACATGCGTCCGTAGGTGTCGGCCTGGTTGGTGTACGACTCTTCCGTGGTCGTGCCGTGCGTGATCTCGCCGGACGCGCCGACCTTCTCGTATTTCAAGTAGCCGTTCAGCTTGTAACTGGTTGACTGCTTGAAGTCTCGCACGGATCGCATGGCGGTCACGTCACGCCACACCATCTCACCACCACCCCAACCTTCCATCAGGAACTTGTTGGCGGTGTTGCCAAGCATCCCCGGCAGGCTGATCGTGGAGAACGCGCCGGCCTTGATCATCTGAGCCGGAGTGCCGCACGCGTAACGGTGCATGTCCAGCGTCACGTCGTCATCGTCGTGGTTGTAACCGTTGGCCTTGGCCACGATCCGGTAAAGCTGCTTCAGCCCGATCCCGTTTTTGAACCGATCGTGGGCCGTCTGCAACGCCTGGTCGCTGAAGTACCGTTCGGGTTCCTTCAGCCCGCCGGTCAACGCCAGCGCCGCCTCCAGCACGTCCGACTTGACTGGACGTTTCGGCGGTCGCAACGAGTCGGCGGTGTGGAACGGGATCGCCGATTCGTACATCTCGTTGCGGAAGTCCTGCACCGTCATCTTGGTTTCGATCGCGTGGTCGTGCATCCGCTCGATGCCCTCGATGTCATCGGGCCGCATGTCCATGAACTTGTTGGCGACCTCGCGAATCCCGTTGATGCGGTCCCGCTCCATCTTCCGCTCGGCGAAGATGTTGGACGGTTTCGGGGTGGGCTTCGTCCGGCTGCCTTCGCGGCCTGCGTAGTCCGCTTCCAGCGAGGTCACTTCGTCATCGCTCAGTGCCTCGATGTCGATGCTCGGCAGAACCGACTCGATCCAGGCCTTTACTTCGGTCTTCATTTTCTTCTCCTTCGATGATGCGGCAGCCGCCGCGATAGAGACTGTCGTATTGTCGTCTGCTCCGTGAGAAACGAACGCAAATCCTTTGACCGTGCTTTTCGCGGCAACGAATACCGGGCCGTTGAAATCCTGGCCGTTCACCGTGATCGTCTTGCCCGCCTTCACCTCGGTCAACTGATCGGGCTGGGCCTCGATGCTCGCCTGCCAGACGAATCCCTTGGCCGAACTCTCGACCACCTCGCGGGCCGCATCCGTGGCGGCTGATACCTTGCCGCTGAGCGTGAGTTGTCCTTCCTCCGTCGTGGTCGCGGTGACGTGCCCGACACGCTTGGTCTTGTCGTGGTCCAGGTTCGCGATCAGTGACTTGCCGAACGATACGCCGGCCAGATCGACCACCACCGGATACTCGAAATTCACAAGGCTCAACGCGCCGCCCGTGTACGCCACGACATCGAACGTTGGCGGCCCTTTGGATTCGCCCTCGCTCACCGCGGCAGTGATCGTGATGGGGGCCTCGATGGCGATTAGCGGCTTAGGCTTCGTCTTGGCTCTGGTCTTGGCCATCAGATTGGTCCTCGGTATTCGGTGGAGCAACTGCCGGGGCTGGTGGAGGAACCAGCCCTAGCAGTTGCGCGGCGACAGGGATGACGTGCTGCGGGAGATTAAGCAGCAAATTTATTTGCTTCTGTTGTTCGGTTGTGATGCCGTTGGATGTGGCCTGCTTAAGGCACTCGTCCTCGTAGTCTTCGCCGGCCTCCGAGTAGATAGCAGCCAGCGAGGATGACCCGTTCTTCAGCTTCTTATCGTTGGCGTTCGCTTCGCTTTCGACATCGGCGACCCGGTGCTTGGGCCAATCCCAGATGTGGGCTCTGGCCTGCGGGCTGACCGCTTCCGGGTTGCCACCGAGCCAACCGTAAGACATGATCGCCGACTCGAACCAGACATCGAACAGCGGGTCCAGCACGAGGTCGTTGCAGTCCTCTCGGTCCACGTCCAACGCCGCGTAGTATGTCTGATGATCCAGCCGGCCCGATGCGTAGTTGTAGCTCGAGCTATCGCAGGCAGCCTTGTTGTACGGCATCGACTTCGGCCTGGCCTGCTCATTGATCAGCGACTTGTGGAACGACTCGTACGTGGCGTTGGGGTGTTCGCCTTTCAACTGGCTGGCTTTGAAGTTGTTGGGCAGCGCCGTCATCATTCGCTTCTGGATCTCCAGCGTCGAGAACGGTTCTGCCGCATCCAGTTCGTCCGGTTGGAACATCGTCTCCAGCAGCACGGCGAAGTCGGCAGCAGTTTCTGCCGCAGCCAGGGTAGCCTCGCGCCAGCGTCTCGCCGCGGCCCCGGTGTTCAGCGTCGAGGTGCATTCTGGGATGCCACGGTGCTGGCCAGGCCTCCGCATCTTGAACCAGTGCAAAACGAATCGCGCCGCGATCCGCTCCACATCACCGCTCTTGAGCCCGGTGGCGCCGGGATGCTCACGGAGCAGGTCGTACCAGATCGGGTTGCCGAACGAGTCCAGCTTAATCCCGTCGATGTACCCCGGCTCGCCCCAGTTAAGGAATGGTGTCTGACAGTGCTCAGTCTCACGTAGCTGCACGTCCAGCTTGATCGTGTGGTTGACGCCAGGGTTGCGTCGGATCAGCCCCAGGCCCTCACCGTCGCTGTGCAGGGCATGTGCGATGCACCAGAGCTTCCGGCGAAAC